CTATCACTTTATTCCACTGATATTTCTGGAAAGTTTCAACAGCCCTGCCTTGGTCTTGCGCATTGGCAACACCACAATCAAGATGCCCATGGACTGGCAAATACTCATAGGTGAACCGGATGTGGGCGATCTAGAAGTGTTACCACTCACCAGCATCAATGATCGTGGCTTCAAGGTATTTCAATTCAATCCACTAACCAGTTTCCGTCCCAGCTTTCCTGATATCGAAATCTTGGATGTGTATCATGAAGTAACATGGTTTGCACCCAAACTCAAGAATGGGCAGATGCTAGCCGTGCCCTTGAATGATGATGCAGAACCTGACTGTGTGTACTTTGTGAAAGACGTCAGCCGCAACTGCGAAATAGTTGACTACAACAAGGCCTGGTAGATATGGCTTACACAGAACCTGAAGTATTTCGAACAATCAATCGACTGGCCCGACTGTATTTGGAAAGCTATCCAGAAGATCGAGAAGGCCTGGAACGATTCCTGCGTTGGGCACATGTTCAGTACGGGTACCAGTATGGGTAGTCTTGTGCCCGGTGTGCCCTTGATCTACGAGCGTGTGGAAGGTACTGTGTACTCCAGACGTGTGGGTGAACTTGAGCGCACAGTAGTGGGACACGACCATGATCCCAGAACTAGTGATGGTAGACCCGTGTATGATCACATACAGGAAGACAAAATGTGGGGCGAGATTCGGCGAACGGCAAAAACCAATCCCACTTTACAAGACGCTCTAGAACGTGCTATAATGATCTATCAACTGAGTAAAACAACATGAGTAATGTGCATTGCAAGGCACCCTGGGTTAGTGTTAGTTACATGCCTGGCGGTAAGTTTGCTCCTTGTTGTCAATGGGCCGGAGATCTGTTCGACACACAAGAACACATGATTGATCATGTAGGCGGTGCTTTTCTGCGTGGTGAGATCCCAAAAGAATGTTCAAGTTGCCCGCCAGGACCTGACCGAAGTTGGCGATCAACGTTTGAACCATACCATACTGATTATCAAACCAGCAGTATACAATTCTTAGATTTTAGAAACAATAACTTGTGCAATCTAAAGTGTCGCAGTTGCGGCCCGTTGTTTAGTACCAGCTGGAGTTCAGAAGCCGGGCGTGAGATTATCAATGACTATGATTCAACTACTCTGGACAACATTGATCTAAGTCAATGCAAAATGGTGTACTTTGCTGGCGGTGAGCCCTTGATGAATCCACAGCATTATGAAGTTCTAAAAAGATTGATTGCACAACGAGCTAGACCTATTCTGATGTACAGCAGTAACTTTACAGTGACTGGATATAAAGATCAAAAAGTGGCAGATCTATGGCAACACTTTGATGACATTCGCTTGCATGCTAGTATTGATGCTGTGGGCAAATATGCAGAAATTGTGCGCAGCGGTACGGACTGGTCCACTGTGGAGGCCAATCTTGCCTGGGCACAGAAATTGTCCAATGTTGAACTCAAAATTGCACCAGTAATCAGTGCTATCAATATTTGGTGGATCAAAGATCTGCTGGACTATTTTGATTGGATAAAGCCTACTAACTTTCAACCGGTATTGGCCAATGCTGACGGTATATGGGGAATTGGATGTATTCCTACCAAATATCGTGAACCGTTAATTGCCGCACTTGACCAATCAAAGTTTCGAGATCATGTCAACATGCAACGAGCTATAAAGATTTTGTCTGAACCGATATTGACTAATCACTGGTATCAATTTTTAACACAGCAACTGGTACTGGATAATTATCGTAAAGAGCACTGGTTTGATAATGTACCTATCAAGCACAACATCTATGCTGAATCATTACAAATGGAATCTTGGGTGAAATAACATGAGTGATCGACTGCACATTTCAAACGAGATGCGACAATTGGACGTCAAGAACAGAAACTTCTATGATGAACTTGACTCTGATGAGCGCAAGAAATTCTCTACATTCCTGATGTTGCGCTGGGGATCAGCAGTGGACGGTGCTCAGGAACTGCAAGAATACTATGTGCAGAGCTGCAATCACTATCTCAACAAGCACTTTTTTGACATAGGCCGCCATCCCAAACTGCAATGGTTGTGTGCCACAGCAGTAAGTCCAGGCATGGGCACAATGCGGCATCCCTGGATTGCTCCCAAGAAAAAAGTTGCAGGACTCAGTGCCAAACGCAAGGCCTTGATGGAAATATATCCCACCTACAAGGACGACGAGATTGATGTGATGGCCGAATTGGTCACACAAAAAGAACTAGACGCATACAATCGAGACTCGGGTAACACCAAAAAGTGATCAAACTACTGGTAGTCAACGGCTGTAGTTACACTGAAAGTTATGCAGCAGGCAATGGTCATATTGACCTTGCTCGTAGACTTGGATTCATTGGCCATCATAATATTCCGCAGGCTGTGAGCCTGGGCATTGGTGGTAGTGCCAACAGTCGCATATTAAGAACCACACTCAAGCACAGTTATATCACTCAAGTGCCAACCTTGTATGTGTTGGGCATGACCTTTGTGTCCAGGCTTGAACTTCCCATCTGCAATCCTGTCAATGAGTTCGAAGGTGCCTGGTGTAACCCACAAAATCAAGAGTTTCAATCCAGATGGCAGCATCAATGGTCTGTCTGGGACAGTGAGCAGTTTGTAGAAACCAAACTCAAAAGCGAAGTGTATAGTCTGCTGGACCGCACAGAAGACCTGATGTATCGTATAATCAGCACAATTTCAGATATTCAAAATCGTGGACATCGGGTGCTGGTGTTTCAGCAGGCTGATGATTCATATCATGAGTATTTGGATGACTCTAGACTACGGTTGTTTCAACGACCAGAAATCATTAACGGATTTGCCTGGCGCTCTGTGGCCTGGCAGCATGCTCAGGGAGTTGAGCCCACAATTTATGCTGCCGGATCTCCGTATGTGCCGCCAGATATAACCCATCCTAAACCAGGCCAGCATCAAAAGGTCAATGAGTATTTGACAAACTACATACAAGAGCATAAAATACTAGCATGACACATGTGTGCGAATACTGCAAAAAAGAGTTTGTGAGAGAAACCTCTATACAGGCGCACATGTGCGAGCCTAAACGTCGGCGTCGCGAGCGTGACGAGCCCGGGCCAAGACTGGGGTTCCAGGCCTACATTCGCTTTTATGAAAGCATGTCAGGATCGGCCAGAAACAAAACACACGACACCTTTTGTGAAAGCAGTTATTATCGTGCGTTTGTGAAGTTTGGGCACTACTGTGTGAACACTCGAGTGATCAACCCGGAAAGATTTATGGCCTGGTTGTTGAAGAATAATCGCAAGATTGATCACTGGTGCAGTGACAAGGTGTACACAGAGTATCTGGTGGATCATCTAAAGGTGGAAGCCGTGGATGATGCACTTGCACGAGCCATAGAGTTTGGCATAGACTGGTCAGAAAAAAACACCAGCCCTGCACATGATTGCATGAGATACGGCAATGCCAATGTGCTGTGTTACGCTGTGACCGCAGGTAGAATAAGTGCCTGGGTAATTTACAATTCAGAATCAGGGCAAAAGTTCCTGAGCGAACTAGACGCCACACAGATCAGCATGATATGGCCCTATATTGACAGCGATGCCTGGCAAAAACGATTCCAGGATAGACCCCAGGATCAGGCCTATGCCAAGAATATTTTGAAACAAGCAGGATGGTAACATAATGATCACCAGCGTTTACCCCACAAGTACATGGGTCACAACATCCAACCCTGTTGGACCATACATCAGTCCTGGTGCTGCCAGTGCAGGCATGTTGCGATACCACAACAATCAAACGCAGGTGTATGATGGCAACGCCTGGCTTACTATGGGCGGCGGATCCAGTGTGGGCCTTACCCCCAATGCTGAAGAAGCACTGGCCTGGGCATGGCTAAAGATGGCACAAGAGAAAACAGCCCAGGACCTGGCACAAAAGCATCCGGCTGTGGCAGATGCACTGGATGCTGTGCGTCTAGCTGAACAGCAGTTGAAAACCGTTGTGGCCTTGTGTACAGTATGAGCGCAGACATTGACATTGACTTCTCTAATCGAGATGATATACTGAAACTGATTCAGCATACACCTGCACGGCAGATCACAGATGGTAGACCTAGACGTCACAATTCAGGAGTGTATGTCACAGACATTCCGCAAGATCCTGTGAATAACTGTGCTGCCATAGACTACGAGTCAGCAGAATCCCGGGGTTACTTCAAACTGGACTTTCTAAACATGAGTGTGTATCAGTTGATTCAGAGTCCCGAACACTATGACGCTGTGCTTGCGGCCACACCTGCCTGGACAAGACTATGGCAAGATCCTGAATGGGCCAGACAGCTGGTTCATGTGGGCAATTATGGACATTTACTTGAAACCATGAGACCTGACAGCATACCCAGAATGGCTGCATTTATATCGATCATACGCCCGGGCAAGGCACACCTGCAGAATCAGCCTTGGCCTGAGGTGTTTGATTCAGTCTGGGACGGCGATACCAGTCGAGGATACACATTTAAAAAGGCACATGCTGTGGGATATGCGGCTCTGGTAGCACTGCACATGAATCTGTTAGTCTAGTCGTCTCACAAGAGTAATTGATTTTCTCTTTGACTTCTTCCTGGCTATGTCCATCAAGCAGCAGGCAGGGCCGTGCAGGATTTCGAGATCTTTGTTGACAAAAGTTCTTAGAGTGGGCCTAAATTGATCCCATTCGCCACGTAGGAATATGTTGATAGGAATGCTTCTGTTGCTTTCCCACCACCAGGTTGACGCAAGATCCAGAAACTGTAGTTTGTCTCCTTGAGCTTGTATGCTGCCAAAGTCGTAGATGGTGGTCACAATGTCATCGCGATTTTGCACCACACCCACGTACTCAGAATTGGCATACATGCACAGTGTTATAAACGGGTATTTCTCCGTTAGTTTT